GATCATCCCCATGTAGTTGTAGATTGTAGTATTGTAAAAATGTTAAGAGATAGTCCGACAAAAACAATGACCCAGGTATTTAATATGACACCCCAATATGAAATAGAAGCAGAAATTATAGAATTACTTGATAAAAAGTTGTTGGAAAAAGAAATAAAACCGGAAATATCATTTGTTATGACAAGTGTACTAAAAGGTCTACAGAGAACAAATTTTCCTATTTCATATAAAGAAATTACAGATGTACAAGAAGAATACAAACAACTTTTTCCGTCTGGAGAAAAAAGTAAAGATTTGAATTTTATAGGACCAAATACAGTTACATTACAAAAAGAAAATATTCCTATATTGAATGAAAATGATTTTATGGTAACAGATAAGGCCGATGGAGAACGTAAATTATTATTTATTTCAAAAACGTCCAAATTATATCTTATTCCAACTTCAGGTAGAGTTGAAAATATGAATTGTAAATTACAAGATCAAAAAGGGTTACCAAAAGGTCCAATGATATTAGATGGCGAACATGTATTTAAAGATTCTAAAAATAATTTTCATAACACTTTTTATGCATTTGATATTTATTATTTGGACATTGAACCAATGACAGAACAAAATAAAACCAATTTAGGTATTGATACAAACGATATACGAAAATATAATTTGACAACACGTCGAGAAGTTTTGATGCGAGTTGTAAATACAGTATTCTTGAATATTAATTTACTCGATCAAAAATACGGAGTACAATACAAACGGTTTTTACCATACTCTGCAGGAAATTGTAGGCTATTATATGAAACTCCAACACCATATCACAAAGACGGTCTCATTTTAACACCGGTTCATTATGGAGTTGGACAAAATAAACCAGATACACCTATTTTAAATAGAAGAACTACGTGGGATTTAAATTTTAAATGGAAACCACCTGAAGAAAATACAATTGATTTTTACGTAGATATTGATGATAAGATTAAAAAAACAATAACAGGTAGAGAATACAAAACAATTACATTGAAGTCCTCTTATAGTGCATATGCAAACCGACTTGTATCCGATTATACTGTTTGTCCTTCCGTATCTGTTTATCAAAATTTTGATATTAATTCGAATGGTAAAAAGCGTATACCATTTATAGGAGGACGACCCTATGACGTTTCTGCATACATATGTAATTGTTACACAAATGAAGAAGGAAATATCTGTACAATTAGTGAAGGACATCCAGTAGAAGTCATTGAAAACGGATCAATTGTAGAGTTTAAATATGATATGGTAAAAGAAAAGGGATGGAGATGGGCGCCAATACGCGTTCGATGGGATAAAACAGATCCAAATGCATATACTACTGCAGTAAAGAATTGGATAAGTATACACAATCCAGTAACATATGATATGTTAGTTTTACCCGAAAGTGTAGATAAAGAAAAAGAAGATTCACTTCGACCTAATCAGTTAAATAGTGAATATTATACATTGAAAGAAAAAGAAGATAAAAATAAGAACAAACTGATAAGAGATTTTCACAATGACGTGAAACGAATGTTAATCGGTAAAATTGCAGAACAAGTTAAAACAAAACATAGAAGAAATCCAATGTTGATTGATTTTGCTTCGGGTAAGGGTGGAGATATTCAAAAATGGGATGAAGCAAAATGTGCATTTGTACTTGGTATTGATATTAATAATGATAATTTACATAACGAAACAGATGGAGCATTTCTTCGTGTAGTTCGTAGAAAAATGGACAAGGTTAAGAATAGACAACAAGAAGGAACACCTATGTTATTTGTAGAAGGAAGTAGTAGTTTAATGATTAAAAATGGAGAAGCAATAAAACATGATTATGAAAACAAAATCGTACAATATTTGTTTGGGATGGAAACAACATATCCACCAATGTTGTCGGAACAATCCAAAATACCTTATGGATTGTGTAGTAACGGGTTTGATATTGGAAGTATACAATTCGCATTACATTATATGTTTGATTCTGAAGAATCTGTAACAAAATTTGTTTATAATTTAATGGATTGTATTCAATTAGGCGGTTATTTCTGTGCAACTTGTTTTGACGGAGATAGTATCGTAGAATTACTCAAAAATATCAAAAAGGGTGAAGCAATGTCTACTGCACATGATGATAATGGTACATTTAAATTATCTACTACTATAGACAAATCAATAACTCCCTTTTCAAATATACAAAAACAATATGAAAATTCAGAAGTGAATGCACGAGACCCTACCAAATTCATTAACTTGTCTATTGGTGTGAAACAAGAAACGTTAAATAAAGACAAATTTCTAAAAGAATTTTTAGTCTTTTCGGATTATTTTATACAACTAATGTCCAAACATGGGTTTGAATTAGCAACACATATCAAAGAATTTCCTGATGGTAGTGGTCTATTTAAATCGTTAGATAGTAAATATAAAAATATGTCAGGTGATCCAAATCAAGAAGCCATATCCTTTTTGAATCGTTACTATATTTTTCAAAAACGGAAAAATATACCCTTTCGTGTAACAAAGGTATATGACACGGAAAATAAAAAACATTTTAAAGTAATTGTAAATTAGTTAAATATGTTTTTCGTATAACTATTATATGATTTATGCATTACCCAAAGTAAATATATCATATAAAGAAGGTGTTAGTCCTTATTTTACTCCATGTAATTCATTACAATATTATTTAACTACATTTCAGACAACTGCAGAAGTAGAGGATAAAATTATAACATTAAGTAAATATAAACCTAAATCTGATTCTTTTTTTGTTATGTTAGAATTATTACATACAAATCGTATTCCAGATACTACAGAAATTACTTGTGTTGGTAGTAGCGCTTGTATAGAAGCTTTTGAGTGGATCAAAAAAAATATATCCTTTAAATTACGTGTAAAGTCGACACAGTTAATTATAGGAGATATTGATGATTTTAAAGAACAAGTATTATACGTTTTGAATCATCAAATTTCAGGCGGAATGTGTTTTCTTCGCATTACAGATACAACACAACATTCTACTATACAATTGATCTATTTATTATGTGCTTGTTATGATAATGTACACATTTGTAAACCGAGAGCAATTAGTAATAGTAGTTTGGTAAAATATATTGTATGTACACAATTTAAAAAAATAGTTCAAATAGACAATTATGATAAATTAGTCATACCTTATTATTTTATAACGAAAATAAATGAATTGAACGCAATGTATGGGCAAATACAATTTGAACATTTACAATATAATGATGATTCTAAAGAAAAATGGATTCATTGGTGTACAGAATTTTCAATTCCAATTTAGGAAAAATATATTGTATATTTATGGATTATAGAATTGTAGGCACTTTAATAAACATGATTCTTTTCGTTATTTTTGCATCTTCCCCTGTTTTTAAATACGTTAAGAAAATGGGTATACGCGACGACGACCAATCTTTAATTCTTCGTTCATTGATAGTTGGTGTAGCAACTTATTTAAGCACGTTATTATATTAAATTAAGTAATTTAAAGAAATAAAGTATAATTTAATCATGTCCAATTCGGTAAATCGCATCAAGGTAATTTAGCGATAGAAGGTTCAACTCCTTTTTTGGACATCACTCGTGATAGCTCAGATGGTAGAGCGACGGACTGTAAATCCGTAGGCCAAGGGTTCAAATCCCTTTCATGAGAAGTTTGAAATATAAATCAATAATATAAATAAGTAATATGGATCCAACCATTACTTATTTATTCAATCCGAAGAGAAGTACTACACTGCGTCCTATACAAGAATTTGATGAAAGTTATAAACAACGTATTATAGATTTAACTATTGCAATGTTTGAAAAAAATACAGTTCATGTTGATTCGTTTCAAATGTATGTGTCTGATTGTATTCGGTTTCTAAAAAAACAGGAATTAGAAAAGGATAAAGAAAAAGAAAAAGATTCAGAAATTGAGCCGATTAATGGAGATCAGTTTATTTTTGTTCCTAAAAAAATAGATATTCTTATTAAGAAAAAACAAAAAAATATGTTTTTAATACATGGTAAACCCTGAAGTATGTTCTCCTCTTACTAAAAAGAATAAACGGTATTCGTGTTATTCAAGTAAACAGCTTACTGCATTAAAACGCAAATATAACATGACACGTCGCGAGAAAATAAAATCATCCAATCCTGTAAAGATTTGGCAGGAATTAGATAAAAATATTCAAAATTGTAATACAGAATCTTGCTGGGCAAAAGAATTAGACGTACCTGTAAAAGATGTGTTTGCTCCCAAATGTCCAGACAGTTGGAAAAATAATAAAAACGAATGGTTATCCAGTACAGACATTACTGCAGTATTGCGTCAATATGAAAAAGCTTACCCTGAATTTAAATATATTGGTCCATCGCCGTCTGATTATTATTTCAAAGAATATGGGAAATGTGTTTGGCCAGAATTATGTGCATTCAATGTAAATAATACCAAACACAAATATATTGGTATTGTGTTTAATTTAGACACGCATAATGGTTCTGGAACCCATTGGGTTTCTCTTTTTGTTAATATGCCCAAAAAAACAGTTTATTATTTTGATTCTACTGGTGAAAAAATTCATGAAAATATTCAACATTTAGTTGATCAAATTCAAGGCCAAAATTCAAAATTCAAATTCTTTCAAAATTATCCTTCGGAACATCAATTTGAAAATACAGAATGTGGAATGTATACATTATTTTTCCTTGTCACTATGTTAACTACTCGTAATTATAATTTCTTTAATGGTAAACAACGATTTCCAGATAAAGCAATGGAAAAATTAAGAAAAAAATATTTTAATTCGTAATAAAGATCTATCTTCTAATAGTGTATATGAATACAAATGAAAATAAACGAATGTTATGGGATCTTGTTTGTGAAATGAATTTATTTAGACCCGGTTTAAATAAAGAAGAAATTATGAAAGTGTTTGAACAAAATATTCAAATTGCAGATAAAGTAGATAATACACTAACTGAAAAAAATAAAGTATTTTTGGGTTTATTTGTTCCTGCAATCAATAGTATGCAAACTATAGATACAGAATCAAAAACCAGTAGAGAAACATTTTTTGAAGAACGTGTGAATACAATACAACAAACAAAAGATGTACCTCTTTACAATATTTTTGATCCTGTCGATGTACAACATGAGTTGGTATTGATCAAAACGTTACTGCATAAAATTCTGGAGAAATTAAATGAATAAATTTATTTATCAAATATCTCATATTTTGCATCAATACACAAATCTTCCCATTCCATAAATTTAGTACCTTTTACAGATCCTACCCAAACACCTGCAAATCCACCTTCCTCGTACCATTCATTTTTAATCCAAGCACCAGGATATTTAGCTACTAAACTTTCCAACCATTTATAGTCAGGATTCCAAGCTGTTGTTTGTGAAAATTTAATACCCTTTTCTTTTTTTTTCATGATAACTATATTTGGATGATACTTTTTTTCTTGACTTTGTAATTCATTTGAAACAAAATTGTTCATTTCTTCAACAGTATAACATGTAATAGTAATCGTATTCCAACAATCATTCGGCATTTTATACTTGTTATTATTTTTTTAAATTAGTTTAAAAATACTACTGCAGATTATATTGAAAATAAAAATTTGTCTAAATAATTTTATTATCTATATTTTTTTAAAATTACATTATCATTTTTACTACAATTTAAAACACGACATTGTAATGGATTTTTATAATGTTGATATACATCTAATTGATAACCACATACATGAAATGCAATAGCCAATGAAAATTCATCTATATTAACTAAAATATAATTATTATACATGGCCTTTTTTATATATTCTTTCTCTTGTAAAATAGTACATGAATCTACATTACACTGCTTATATAACATGTTAATAAATTGTATTAATAAATAAATTTGTTTTATTTTGAAATGTGTATTTTTCATTGTTTTTAATTCTGGATACCATTTCCAATAAGCAGTTGCTATATCAAGTGATGTAATTCCTGCATAAGATTTAATAACACTGATAACATCGTCATTCATTTTATTTGTAAATGAAATAAATAATTGATCGAGTTCAATTTTAAAAATTGAATTCAATTTGTTACTAAATAGTATAACAAAAGATGAAGTTGGTACCATGGATCTCGCCTAATATTTTGTCAAACCAAATGCTTCATTTTAACCCTAACGCTATGGAATATATGGAGGAAAATGGTATTACTAAATCTTGGTATCTATTGTCTTGTAATCCGAGTGCAGTAAGATATCTTTATCAAGACCCGACCCTAATAAAAAAAGGAACCTGGTTTAAAAATAAAAATCCGGCGATTATTCCTTTGATAGAAGAATGTCCCTATATAAATAGCCCATGGGTTCAAGAACAATTACTTGAAAATCCGAATGCACTACATTTAGTAAAATCACATCATATGAAACACAATTTATACAATTTATGTAAAAATACAAACCCGTTGGCAATCGATCTTATTGAATATTATATTGAAACATCTGAAGAAGTAACCGATGTTATATGGAATACAATTGGTACAAATCCGTCTGCATTCAAATTAATAGATAAATATTTACACAAAATTAGCTGGAAATCGTTATCTGAAAATCCGGCAGTAATACATACATTATTGATAAATCCTGAAAAAATAGATTGGCATACATTTTCAAAAAATACGCATCCATTAGCAATAGAACATATGCGTAAGAATTTAGATAAAGTCAGTTGGCAATATGTAAATATGAATCCGGCTGCAATTGAAATTTTAAAAGAAAATCCAGATAAAATTGTTGGTTATTGGATTTCAGTGAATCCAGGAATTTTTGAATATAATTACCCAAAAATGGCTAAACAAAGAATGGAATATCTTCGCGATGAACTGTTATCAGTTTCTATGCATCCTTCCCGAATTTGTCATTTGTTGAAACAAGGATTAACATTGGCTGATATATAATTGTTATATTAACTACAAAACATAACAATTATTTTTTTCGTGTTTTGTTATTCTTGTGTATTTTATGTTTTGATTTCCGAATATGATTGTATTTTCTAAATTCTTTTAATGCAACAGAAGCATTTTTCATTTTATACAAATTCATAATAAATTCTTTGTGTAGGGTATTGATATTTTTATTACGTTGTAAAATTCCATATAAAATCATACCTAATGGACACAAATCTAATGAATATTTAACTTGTTCAAATGTTTCTTCAATCGTATATTTATCGAACCATTCCTTGTAATGTTCTATTATATTATTTGCATATTCACTTGAAATTGCAGTATCATATCCTCCAGTTTCTGTGTAGTATTTTAATAATGCAACTTTAAATGCAGGATACCAAGCAGTTCCGTACAATATTTTAAAATAAATAGGTGATAAACCTAAATATCTATTTTTAATCAAAAATTTATATTCCAAAAGCCGATTATTTTCCCAATCAATTAATTCATATTTATCGCTACATTTCATAATGTTGTCCAGTTTGATATCACCATGAGCAACATCTAATTTTTGTATATCTACCAAAGTTGATAAAATATTGTCTACAAATTTAATAAATTCTTGTTCTGTAAATTTATTTACAATCAATTCCGACATTGTTTGGTGACATTTTATATTTACTACAAAACATCTGGAATTAGATCTATCAAACAACAATCCTTTGTTTTTCATAACAATTTCAAATCCAATCAATGTATTATTTTTATAAGGGATACCTATAATACCATATTTTTTTACAACTGGCAAAATGTGTTTAAATCCATTAATTTCTCGCATCATATATGTTTTTTTAGAATGACCAAATGTGCGTGTTGCAAAATTGGGAATAGTGAATTCTTTTACAACATGGTTTTGATTTTTATCCAAATGTATTATTTCATCTATAATTTCAGGACCTTTTACATACTCTATAATATCGTCTTTTTCCAAAATATATACAATCACCTTGGTTACATTTTCTAATTTGATATGTTCTAATGATTCCAGATCTTCTGTTAATGTTCCGTAATCCATCACCTTTCCTTTCATTCCTTCCCCGTACACTGCACCCGCCTCCATACTATACTGATTTATTTTATTTTTTTACGATTTGATTTATGATGTGATTTATGATTTGATTTATGATTTGATTTTCTATGTGTACCGCCACTATGTCTTGATACACCAATATCATCTAATAATTCTCTACTGGATAATTTATTAGACAAACTGCCATCAAATATTCTGGAATTAGTAATAGGTCGTTTATATGTATATCCTACATAAAGTGCAGAACCACCAACAAGTACGCCAATAACAGCAATTAAAATATTGTTATTCATATAAATAATAGATATTATCTAGAATTATATTGTCTTAATCTTTGTGTTAAACGTCTTTCTTGTTGTCTACGTGTTTCTTGTAAATATTGCTGGATTCGTGTATGTCTTTGTAATTGTTCTTGTGTCAGATGATTGGTTCTTTGAGTTTGTATTTGAGTTTGTCTTTGTCTATTTAATTGATTTGCTGATGGAGGATATACGTATTGCCATACACCTCTTCCAACAATTAAACTACCTATTATAGCTGAAATAACAGCAATTTGTGTTTTCATACTATTAGTTTCGTTTTTTTCTCCGTGATTTTCGTTTACAACCACCGTTTTGTGTAATTTGTTCAATTTCTGCATTAAGATCTGTAACAGATATCCATCCATTTCCTGCTAAAAAACATGCTCCTGCTAATATGGCTATATACATTATACGAGTGCCATCATCCATATACATGTTAAATATTTTTATCCATAAACCTAAAAATACGCTGAATATCTAATAGTGTAATATCTGTATGATCTATTTGTTGCATCATACTGTTTACATTATCTATTTTTCTTAATTGCTGCATATAGGAAAACATGTCCTTTTTGTCCATATTTAATTCTTTACAAATACGCTGAATAAATCCAATATTGTTATATTCCGTTGAATATTTAGTAAGTACTTTTGTAAAACGTATATCAGAAATTTTGTGATGATTTGTGTTCTCTTTTTGAAATAAATAATTTGTATAAAATGTTTTTAATATTGAGCTCATTTCATTAAACATCCATATTTGCTTTTGAAATGTTATTCTATCGATATAATCTGAAAAACAAATCAGTTCCAAGATTTGTATATATAATGGTATAACATCTGAAATATTCATTTTTTCAAATAAATCAATAATATTTTCATGCCATAACAAACTGACTATAGTTCTGTCTGCATCATTCATGATAGAATGGTCCTTTAATTTCATAGAAGTATTCATAATTCGTTTTGTAATTTGTTTTGAATCTTCATTAATCGGTTTTGGTTCAAATAAATAAGGCAAATATAACGGATTTATTTTATTATTATGTACTATGGTGTATAATTGAATAATTTTCTTTAAATCTCGATCTACATAAACACTATATTCTGGTTTACCAGGTATCAAATATTGTAATATTTGTTTAATTTGAATATTGGTTGGCGATTTTAATTCAATCACTGTACAACATTTCATGAGTTCTTTTACCTTTTTATCCATGTAATTATTTCCAATACAAATAATAGGTATATGTGTAGTTCCTTCTAATTTTTGTCGTTTTGTTTTTTTAGGACGAATCAGTTTAATTAATGTATTAATACCACCTTTATCTCCATTGTTCATGCATTCAATATCATCCATAACAATGGCTATTTTTGTTTTCTTTTTTGTAAATAAACTAATTACATTTGTATCGGATGAATGATATGTACTAATATTATCAATAATGTCTTTTGTTCTAGAATCACAAGCATCATAATTAATAACATCGTAAATTAACTCTTTTAAAATATCCATAATAAATTTTGTTTTACCTGATCCAGTAGGACCATGTAAATAAATACAACGTTTGGTAAGTATATTATTTTTATTTTCATCGAAATATTTTAAAAAATCAACAATTTGTTGTTTTATTCCATCTCTATTTAATATTTTCTGGAATATACTTTCCATAGTATCTAATTATGAATAATTCTATATTAATTAACGCACAAATATAAACAACAATTAATTATGTACGTATGAATTGTCCATTTGTATATAAATATATGCCAACATGTTTACACGATTTTGATATGGAAACTACCATGAAATCAATGGTATACGATTTAATACAATCCAATTTATTAAACATTATCATTATTGGTGGCCACTGCACTGGAAAAACAATTTTAAGTAATATTATTGTCAATGAATATTATAAAAATGAATCCATAATTCATGATAATATTTTAATTATTAATAGTTTGAGAGAACAAGGTATACAATATTATAGATCCGATGTGAAGTGTTTTTGTCAAACAGCTTCCAGTATTCCAGGTAAAAAAAAGATTATTATTTTAGATGATTTGGATTTGATCAATAATCAAAGCCAACAAATTTTCTTAAATTACATGGATAAATACAGCAATAATGTACATTTTATAACAACGTGTAGCAATCCTCAAAAAATTATTGATAATATTCATTCACGTCTTATTAACATTAAATTATCGACCATCACTAACATTTATTTAGAAACGTTATTACAAAAAGTAATGATTAATGAACAAATTCAGATTGATGCAGAATCAATACCACACATTTTAACTATATCTCGACAATCATCCCGTGTTTTACTAAATTATCTTGAAAAGTTTAAATTAATACGAATTCCAATTACACCTGATTGTGTATACCAATTATGTACGGATATTAAACATGAATTATTTGACACGTTTACGTCATTTATATTGAACAAAGATAAAATAAATGCAATTAAAACAATTACTACGATTCAACAAGATGGTTATTCTGTTATTGATATATTGGAATTTTATTTCTTATATTTGAAAATTTCGCCATTATATGAAGACCATATTAAATATAAAATTATACAAATTTTATGTAAATATATAACAATTTTCAATACAATTCACGAGGATAATATTGAATTGTTGTTTTTTGTGAATGATTTAGAAAAAATAACTGAATAAAGTATGAATTTTATTGCAAAACCAAAAGTTCCTACACGTGAAATCCGAATGAATGTGTTAACTGCATATAACAACAAAATAAATGTAAACAATGAAGGTGTTAAACATGGAGGTTATGCACGAGTATTAGCAAGACGTAAAGCAAACAATATATTTTCCGATAAATGTAAATCATTGATATCTAACTGTAGTGTTCTTAAAAAAATACTTAGTATACCAAGTCCAATAGCAATATGTGCTTATAATAATTTTTTATATATAGCATCATCCACTGCAGAATTTACAATTATAGGTAGGTTAAATTTATTGACAAACGAATTTATTCCTAATTGGTTCCAACAAGAAGGTAATTTTTCATTATTTGATTTAGTTGCAAATGGTAATTATTTATATACAGGTATTGAAAACCAGATTATACGAATAAATATAACTACAGGTGTATCAGAAATATGGATACCTGATACAGAAGGATTAGCATACATTTTTGGATTAACTATTTATAATAATGATTTATATGTAATTAATATTAATATTGTTATTGGTGAATACACTAGTAAAATAAGTAAAATTAATTTAACTACAGGAAGTGTATTGTTAGATTGGTATACATCATCTACACATTTTATGGTTTCAATGCGAGAATATAATAACATGTTATACATTATAAATTATGATGCAAATACAATTACCAAATATGATTTGTTAACTGATGAGGTAATAGAAGATTGGATTCCTGTATCTGCAGGATTACTTGCACCAATTTCATTAACAATTCATAATAACATTATGTACGTATCTAATTTTGTTAGTATAAGCAAAATTAATATAATTACAAAACAAGTACAAAATAATTGGGTTGTAATACCTACATTGTATTATATGGAAGTACCATTTATAATGTTAACCAATTATACCGTAGATGGAAATACAAAATTGTATGTTTCTGCATTTATAAATGGAAGTGTTTATTCTATTTTAATTGATACTGTTTAAAGATATGATTTGAATATTCATAGAATGAGTATTAGAATTGGCGTTCGATTATACAAAAATTATTTACCTATTATGACATTTGTACCTACTCTTATGGGATTTTATTCAGGACTTTATACGGGTCTTCATGAATCAGATAAATCATTATTTTCTGTTTATTCCAACTGGTTAGGATTTACAGGTGTTGGATTGTTAACAGGTTTGACTTATCCAGTTAGCATACCATTAATTACTGGATATTTTCTCTATAAAAATATCAAAAAAATTTAATGTTTTCTACGATTAGAATATTTTTTACGATTATTTCGTTTTTTATGAAATAATTTTCGTGTTTTTTTCTTATATCTTCCTCCTATACTAGATTTAAAATGATCTATTTCATCTGGTATAGGAGGCATTTCTGTATCTTTATTTATTTCATCGTCTCTGTAATTTTTATATTGTTCTATTAATTTAAACAATTGGATAGATACATCACGTTTATCTGTATCAATACTACTATTATAGTTATCATTTTTCAAATCTAGGATTGATTGTTTTATTGTTGCTAAAAAATGTGCATGAACATCAGGTGTCATTGCTTTAGGTGTTTGAACTTTATCGAAATGATTTAATCCTCTATTTAATGTCTTTAATCTGATTTTTAATGAATCTATTGGTGCTAATGGCTGAGGTTGTTCAATTCGTTGCATTAATCGGTTATCCATATATTAATAACATATAAAAATATCAAAAAAATTTAATCAATAAATTGTAATATATTGTCGCTTGTTTCTAAAGCACCTTCCATCCATTGCTGATAATGTTGCGAATAATTTTCACCACAAATAAAAAAATGGGGGAACGGTTCCTGTAATTTAGGCATAATCAATTCTTTCTTTGCACCAACCGTCCAATATCCTACACCATTTTCCCAATAAAACATTTTTGTATGTATTGGCTTTATATCTATATCCAATACATTCTTTACATGATAAATTAACGCTTTATTTACACCATAGACACCTTGTTTCAAATAAATATCATACCAATAAGAAGCAAATTTATTGTCCATGTAAAACATAACTACATTCTTGCCATAAGGAATGATCATTTTCATGGGAGATTTTGTTGTCATTTTATTCATTTTTTTATACCATGGTGTATCAAACGTACTGTAAATACGGCATATAGGTGAACTTGTAATATTTTTTAATAAATGCATAACCGGTCTAAAAAACGCAAGTTTGCGCAAAACATCTGCAGTAAATGTACAAACACAAAATGGAGTAGTATACGTATTTTTATTGGTTCGAATATGATATTGATTATGCATTTTTTGAATACCGATAACTTCTTCTTTTCGGATTACCGTATTTGGACACATTTTAATTCGTTGTACCAATTCATCTATAATTTGAGACAAGCCGCCCTTTAACATACAAAATTCTTCATTTAAATTGTGTAATAATTCAATTGCATCTCGTGCATTCATTGCTACCAATTCAGTATAATATCCAAACGAATCTTCTATAAATTGTACTTCTTCTTTAGAAACAACCAGCCGGGCATAATCAAGAAAAGATAATTTTGTTTGATCGTGTAACGGATCTATTTGACTAAACACGACAATTTTGCCTAAAACTATTTTTAGATTGTAGGGTGATCCTTCTGCATATGTTGCATCGGATGAAATTGGAATTATCTTTTTATCTAAATGAAATTCGTGAATTAATCTCATTAAAATTTTGTGCTTTTTACTAAATCTTCCTGCACCGGCTTCAACCATCATATTTTTATCTTTATAGGTAAAAATACGACCACCTAATCTATCTCTTTCAAGAATAACTAATTTACGATCTGGATTTCGTTTCAATAATTCATATGCTGTATATAATCCGGCAATTCCGCCTCCAAGTATCATATATTAAACTTTTATTTTATATGGAGGTTCCATCTCCATAGTTTAGTACCCTTTTTTGTTACACGTTTTTGATGACACCAACGAACTGGACCCACTTTATTACATTTCATTTTTTTCATTTTTCTTAATTGATTTTTTAGTGTTTTATTCATATAATAGGGTTTTATTATTTGCGTAAAGTCTTGCGTAAAGTCTTTCGTACAGGATTTGGTTGAGGTCGTGTGCACCATTTAAATGGACCTATTTGATAACATGTTCTCCCATCTAAAATACTGGGTTTAATTTTTTTAAATAGAGTTTTACGGTTATTTTTTGAACCAATTCGCATTCCATATTCAATCCCACCACCTTTATTTTTTCTTGTTTTCATAATTATATAGTAATATAATATATGGATCCGCTTATATTAATTTATGATTTTCCAGATAATTTTGATTACACTCCGCCTATTTTAGATATAGGAGGTATTAGTGTTATTGATTGGGGAGATGGATCTACCCCAGATACTGTTATTCCTCATACATATACAACAAACGAGATATACACTGTAAAAATTTATGGTTCTATGGCGTCAATGGTTTTACGTATGTCTAACATAAATGAAAATGTTACAAACACATCTGCAGAATATTTACTTCGGTGTACTACATTCGGAAATATTGGGATAACTTCTTTGCCTAATGCATTTTCATATTGTACCGAATTATTAGAAATTCCACAAATTTTACCATCTTCTATAAGTAACTTAAATTCTTGTTTTACCACACAATACGACAATATAAATAATTATTTATATACTGATTTACGCATAACTAATTGGGATATATCAAATGTATACAGTATGATAAACATGTTCGATGGACTTATATTATCTACTTCAACCTATAATTTATTATTAAACAATTGGAGTAAATTATCTGTTATACCCGGAGTTAATTTTATTACATCTAATTTAATTTATACTACAGATGGCGAAATAGGTAGAAATATATTAACACAATCTCCCAATAATTGGATTATTTTAGGTGATGTTTTAATACCAAAAAATATATATAAAAACACAGAATTTACTATAAAATATAATAATACATTTAATCTTGGTGACACATACTATTTATATTTTGGTGTTACATTAATAGATACAGTTGTATACAATTCAACCGATAATTTTATTATATTTACTGCAGTACCACCTGTTACTGGCAATATTGAATTTACAATTCAAAATGGTAGTACTATAGTATTTACCGGAAATTTCAATGTACTCAAACAACTTATTTGTACACCAACTATAAAACCAACCTATACATTTTCGGAACAGGTTTATGCATCCGATAGAATTAAAACATTAAAGGATCAATTGATATGTATAAATAATATATAACACTATTCTATGCACATCACTAATCAAAATTTTAAAATTTTAATTAAACCAATTAAACCTATTGTTCCAAAAAAACGTGCCTTATTAGTTGGTATAAATTATGTGCATACTGCATACCAATTAAATGGATGTGTAAATGATGTTGTGAATGTATCTAATTTTTTGAAAACCAAGGGATATACATCTACAATAATTACAGATACAACTCAGGTTCAAGCAACAAAAAATAACATTTTAATGTTATTAAAACAATTATTCATTACTTCTAATCCTGGAGACACCTGTTTTTTTCATTATAGCGGTCACGGAACAAATACAGTAGATAAAAATGGTGATGAAGCAGATAGACGAGACGAACAAATTGTTCCATGTGATTTTAATATGATTTTAGATGATGAATTAAAAGCACTAATACAAAATTTTTTGCCGGCAAATGTTACTTTATTTGCATTATTTGACAGTTGTTTTAGTGGAACTGTTTTAGATTTAAAATATAATTATTTCCCCACTTTTGTTAATCAAAAAGAATCAGAAACAAAATCAAATGTTATCATGATTAGTGGATGCACTGATAAACAAACTAGTGCAGATGCTTTTATAAACAAAAAATGGGCAGGGGCAATGACAACATCCTTTCTACAATCTGTGCAAACATCTTCTTCCATTTCAGTTTTAGTACAAAGAATGCAGAAATATTTGGCTACAAATAAATTTACACAAATTCCACAATTATCTACTGGTAAAATTATAAATATTACCGATGGATTATATTTTTAAATACTCTTTTTATTATATGAATTTTCCAAATCATATAGTAAAATATAATATTTACGATATTTTTTATAACGATACAAAAGTTATTATTATTCGACCAATGGAAATAGTATTAGACATTTATATACAAGATAAAAAAATGAGTATGTATACATGTCCGCATAACCATACCTATG